ACTTACTCTTGCCAAACCAGTCACGCAAAGAAGAGTCACCACTCTTCGATTTTTCAATAATAGTTTTAGCGAAGTTTTTGATATCATTTTCAGAAATACCAGATTCATCTGCTGCATCAGCAGTTTCCTTTTCGGTAGCATCATCTACACTATACTTATCGTATAGTCTTGGACCATAAGAACATTGTCCTCTGGTTTCTTTCTTTCTGCAAAGACGACAATACTTCTGTTCAGACATTATAACAAGACAATGCTTTCATTTATTTATGCTCTTATTAGATTTCTATACATTTTGAATACTGTAGATGATGTAGTTGTTGGGGTTGCAAGTATTCTCACACTTCCAGAGTTTATATCTGCTGTGAAAGATGCTAATACTGAACCAGTATTAATTGTTCCAAATTCACTAACATAAACGTTTGTTCCATCATGAACAATATTTAAAGAAGTAACATGATATTCTGTTCCTCTTGTTATTTGCACTTGATAACTTGCTGACCTATAATCAGTAACACTAAATGTATCTACCGCACTCTGTGAAGTTGATTCTGTAGTTGAGGTTGATGTATTAAGATTGAGGATTACGGGACCACCAATTTCAATACCAGATCTAGCAGTAATGATTCCAATAGAATCAATATTGGTTACATCTTCATAGGTAAGTGTTCCTGCAATAGAAACATTACCTGATGCTGTAATATTTGTAACTGATATACTAGGAGAACCCGTTAACCCACCTGCCGTTCCCGAAGTATTACCAGTTACGTTTCCAGTAATATCTGAAGTAATTGTAGACGGTAGTCTATCATCACTAATTATTCCTGTTAATTGCCCTGCAGGAATACTTGTCAACGAAGCAGCAGATCCACTAAAAGTGGTTGCTGTTATAACACCAGTAACATTAACGCCACCTGTTCCATTTATATTTTTTCCATTAACATCTAAATTACCACCAAGTTGTGGAGTAGTGTCTGATACTACATTGGAGAGACCGCCACCACCTCCTTCTCCGCTATTGGTAACACCAATAAATTTTCCTGTCGATGCTTGATAGGACAATACTTTCCCATCAACCTTAATCGAATCTCTATCAACATCATCTAAGAACTCAAGACGAACTTCACCACCTCCACCTTGAGCATTAACAAGATTTTTAAGATATTCTAGTTCACGACGAATTTTAATAATTTCTGGGTCACTTACATTTTCTCTTATTTCTTCTTTAGACTTAATAGTCTCGAGAATTTTTAGTGCTTGATCAACGGTATTATCATCTTCTACTTCTACTACTTCCTCTTCTATTTCTTCTATTTCTTCTACTACTTCTACTTCCTCTTCTACTTCCTCTTCTATTTCTTCGTGAGGAACAACTATGGGAGTAGATTCTTCAATAATTTCTTCTTCTTCTTCTTTTACTACTACTTCTTTATATAACCAAGATTCTAATGCTGCTACTTGTTTTTTCTGTTCTTCTTTCTTTTTATTATCTTCTTCTATAGATACTTTGACTTGAGAGAACATTGAATCAATATCAATTTCTCCCACAAGAGAACGAACTTCGTCCACTTTTTCTTTTTTTGCTTTACCTATAGCGGAGAAAAAATCTTTTAAATCAGCAGCCATGATATTTAAATAGCAATTCTAGCAGTTACTGTTGTCATCTTTTTTTAATTATTTATATTCTCGTCTGCTTTTTTAATCATCTTTTGTAACTCTGCAGTAGAACCAACAAATAATGCATTAGTAACGTTTGTTGGTCCCTTTTGAGTATTGGTCTCTTCTACATCCTTTAACTTTTTCTGAAGTTCCATCAGTTTATCTGTAGCATCAGAAACACTTTTAATTAACTGACCTGCAACTTCATATGCCCTTGGTTGTTCAGTTTCTTGTGCAAGTTCAAGAATACCATTAATTGCTTCCTGACCCTTTTCAATAATTGAATATAAGTTACCACGGGTATACTCATAGTCTTTTTGAATATCTTGTGGAGAAAATGATTTGGGTTTGACTGGTTCTATTTCTTTCTTTTCAGCAGGCATTAATTCTCCTGCTATACTAAACGCTTCATCTAAACCATTAAATTTATCAGTCATATTATATTAGAAGAAAGTATCCCCATCAAATCCAAAATCATCTCCGATTTCAATAAGGTCATTGTCTGCTTGTGTAATTGATTTAAGTGCAGTACCTTTAACGTGGTCTTTGGCGATAGTATTATCTCTTGCTCTGTCAATAGTAATTTTACTACCAGTAACTTTCTTAATATATACAGACTCTCCATCAATTTCAAAGTATGTATCTGCAGTAATATTACTTGCATCATCTACAGTAATACTAGTAGCACTAGATAAAATATCTGCAGAAAGATTAGTTACTACAGAGTTATCATAATCTTTAACTGCTCTTGGAGTAACTTTATATGCAAGATCTCTCTTCTCGGCACTATCTGTATAGTAAGAAAGAGTTGCTTGTTTGATTGGTTCGACTCTTGTGATAGGACCGAACAGATATGTTTTAGCAGTAAATCTTAGAGTATAAAGAAGAACTCTTCTTGTGCTATAGTCTCCTTCATAATCATCCTGCATTGTAATATTTTCTAGAATGATTGGAATATCTCTCTTTTCTTTAATTTGATCTATCAACTCCACACTAAGATTAAATGCAGGTTGGAAGAAAGGTAAAATCTGTTCTACAATTTGTAATGCATCATCATTTAACTTAGACATAATGCTAAGTTCAAATTGCATATTATAAGGAACTGGAGTAAAAACTTTATTTACTTTTTTTTGTGTATCTGGGTCTTTTACTGCAATCTTTTGAGTTGAAGTAACCTTACGAGAAGAATCATAAGTAAGACCAGTGAACTCAAAAGACATTCTAGGTAATGACATTGCAGTGGACTTATTTAAGTCCCCAGACTGCTCAAGTCTTGCTAAAAACTTCTGTGTAGGTCCATATGAAAGAGGAATTTTCATCACACTAAAATCCGTATCAGAAGCATCTTTCTTCTGAATAGTAATATTATTAAAAAGCGTACCAAATGATATGATAGTTTTTCTTAAGATTTCGTGGTAAAAATGCTCAAACATGACTTTTGTTCACTATAATAATATTTAGTTAAGGAATTCCAAAAGGATTTCTTTCGGAAAAGTCTAATATCCCATCTGCTTCAGTTTCAATAGTTGCATTTTGAGCAAATCCATCTTCAGCAGGTTCTACATCTAAAGAGAATATTGTATGAGTAGCAGATGATTTTGATCCAACAATAGTTTCTCCAGTAGCAAAAGTTCCAGTAACATTACCAAGTTCAAGAGTGTTTGTATTTGTATCCCAAGTTCTAACTCTTGCTTTTGTTCCACTTGTAGAACCAGTAACAATTTCATTGAAGACAAAATCTCCAGAATCAGAAGTTCCTGGATTTGATATTATAATATCTGGTGGAATGACATATCCATAACCAGAATTTTCTGTCAAAATAGAAGTTACTTGTCCTGCAGAACTTATAGTTGCAATACCTGTAGCAGTAGATATTCCAGAAATTATATTGATATAATTCTTATCTCCTACAGTATTGGAGATAGAAACTAAAGGTGGAGTTGTATATCCTCCACCACCAAATGTAACAGCAATGCCAGTGACAATACCACACTGGTCAATACCAAACTCAAATACGGATGTCGCTATCCCTACATTTGTAGTAGAGTTATTAATGAATATAGTTCCAATTCCAATAGAACTTACAAAAGTATCCTCTGGTATGAAATTATAAAGGTCACTATAACCAACACCCAATCTCACTCTATCACCAACAATAATATTTGTTGTTGTAATTCCAGCAATTACTGTTGAACTTATACCAAGAGTTCCTTGAGTTTGTATAGAGTTGAATCTAATGGTAGTGATACCAAGAGCTCTAAATTGTTCATCTGCTCCAGCTGGTCCTGCAATAGTAACGGTTGGAGTTGAAGCATACCCATATCCACTATTACCAATACTAACAGTATCAACTATTCCAGAGTCATCAATAGTACATGTTGCAGTTGCTTGTATAGCGCCAGTATTTCCTGAGAAAGAAATTGTTGGTGTTACCGTATATCCAGATCCTACAGTTGCACCAGTTCCTGTTGCCCATGAATCTGCAACGTTAAAAGAAACTGCGGTTACAAAACCAGTGATTGGTTGAATTGTTGCAATACCAATAGCAGTTTGTGTTGGGACATGAGTTCCAACACCAGTTCCGATAGTAACAGTTGGAGCAGTTGTATATGCTCTACCTGTTGTACTGAAAGCAACAGAACTTGAATTTATTGAAGAACCCGCAATTCCAATGGTAGCGGAAGCAAAACTAAATCCTGGATGTGAGATGGTAACTGTTGGTGCCGAAGTATAAAATCTACCTCCAGTTGTCAATCCAAGAGTAGCAACTGTTCCACCAGTTAAATTATAGTTATCAAGTGCTGCAGTTGCTTGAGCAGCGTTTCCTGTACCTGTTGGGAGAGCAAAAATAACTGTTGGTGCTTCTTTATAGAAAACACCTCCAGTTGTTCCTCCTGGGAATAAGAAAGCGGAAGAACCTACACTAACAGTTGCAGAAACTACACTAACTCCACCACCAACTATTGGAGAATCTAAAGTGGCAGTTGCTGCTGCTCCAACATGTTTTGGTGTAGAGAAGGTTACTGTTGGTGTTAGCATATACCCACCACCACCTGCTGTGATGGTAGTAACACCAACTCCCCCAGTGGTTGCAATACCTACAGTTGCTTTAGCACCTAAACCAGTACTGGAAATAAATTCAATTAACGGTGCAGAAATATATCCTGCGCCAGAATTTGTTTGATAAATTTTACTTATAGCATCTCTATCCATGATGACTGTAGCAACACCAGTTATTCCGCTAGATGGTGCCGATGATATTGCAACAGTTGGTGCAGTGGGATAAAATGCTCCTTGATTAGTTAATGTAATCGAACGGATTCCCCCATTAACTAATCCACTAATCGCCGTGGCAGTTGTAGCAGTTCCAACCAAAGTCATAGTCAATGTTCCGCCAAGAATAGTGGATAAACCACTTTCAGAAATACCGTCAGAATCACTTCCTACAAGAGTATCGTCAATCTGACTAATTCCAGTATCAATAATTTCATCTTCATATCTAAAGAGTTCACATCTTAATTCATATACATAATTTTTTTGTAATTGATAAAAAGGTTTTTCATGCTCTACAAATTTTATTTCAAATAATCTATCCCCTAAAGGAAAATATATAAGGTCTCCTTCTTTTGGTCTTGATGATATCTTCGTATTACTAACATTTGCAATTAAAGGGGAAATAAAATTTTCATATCTTTCCTTAGATACTATCAGAGTTATTTCTTGAGTAGATTGAATTCCAAACTTTGATAATAATGTAGTATTGTCATTATATCCTTCAAAGTTTTCTACATACGCTTCTATGGGATAAGCGTTATTAAATGAAGATTGTATTACTTCTCTTATGATACTTTTTGATGTAATATACTCTCTAGGAAGATAGTGTACTTCTACACCATACATTTTAAGTTGTTCATTTACAAGACTTTGCAGCAGACCTTGTTCTGTTGATGTTCCTTGAGTAAAAAATGGATTTAATGCCATAATATCAACCTATCATATCCAAAGGTGGAATTTCATATGTATTGGACATTTTCTGCATTAAATCGTCAATTTCTTTTGTAGCATCATCGTAAATTTGTCTTCCGTTAAGTTCCACACCACCAGGAAGTTTAACTCCTTGGAATTTTATAAGATTTTGACCCCATTGTTTTTTGATCAACATAGTTAAATATTTTTTAACAAAGAAATCATTCCATACTTTTGAAAAATCGTTTGGATCCAATAATCTCCAACATTCTAATACAATATACTCGCCAACCACCTGAGAGTTCCAATCAATATCCAAATATAATCTATCCATCCTTTGATTAAATCTAATCTGCTTATCTGTAGTTAATAAAAAATCAATATCCTCTAGATAAGTCTTAACCATAGAATACTGAAGTAAATCAATCGAACTGAATTGATATAAGTCATTCAAAAATAATTGATATTTAATACTAAACATCCCACCGGATATTGTACTACTATCAAATTTAAATATCTTTTCAACTCCAATTACAGAATTTGGAACAGATATAAAGTTTGAATTTTCATACCAATTAGAAGTAACTGTTCCTAATCCATCTACATTTGAAGAGTTACTTGTAGTAACTATACCAACTCCACTTGTTCCACTTGCTTTTCCTCTATCAATATCTTCTTGAGTAAATGCATGTTTAAGATACATTTTCTCAACACCATCATAGTGCCTCTCGTTCCAGTATTGGAGGGCATCATCAACTAGGTCGTCTATTTGCTCATTAGCAACGTTTATCTCTAATACAGGCGCTCCTAACTGCCTCTTACAGTAATCTATTAAAGTTTGTCTAGATGATGGTTTTGCCATTTACTCACAAATTCCCTATGTTTATATTTATCTTAATAATTTGCTCTTACAACTGACATTGTTTCTTGCTGCTTAAAATAAAGTTTACAGAAAGATTTTGCCAAATTTTTTAAATTGGCAATATCATTACACTCATCAATTTCAGCAGCTAGTTTTGTATATTCAAAACTTTTAGAAAGATTTTTTAGTTCTATTTCATTTGGATCCATTTAATAACTCCTTTAGTAAATTTTTAATTTCAGTAATATCATCTTTCATAGTAGAAACTTCTTGTTCTATGTTTTGCACCTTTTGATTCTTTTTGTTTTTTGCTTCACGTTGAGCAATATATTTTTCATAACCAAGTATATCAATATTTACAATTGCATCATTATTAGGGTCTCTCAAAAGATTTGAGTGACCCTCTACTCCATGATAATCCATTATGCTAGCGCAATAACTCTAAGATCTTTAACTCTAGGAACATAAATTTCATTGGTAGAACTCATGATAAGTTTAATTCTATAATATCGGAATGGTTCCAGATTATCCATTGTAAATGTGTATTCTTTATACTCAAGACTATTGCTATTAAAATCAAGAATGTTTGTTTTTTGAATTTCAGCATCTGGACGGCCGTCATTATCTTTTAGATTAATGATACTTCCATTCGATTTAAGATTTGAGAATCCTGGGAATGCAGTGAAAATTGGGTTTGATGTTGCTTCATTCCCTATACAATAGAATGCTCTGATATCAGAGAATGTATTAATATATGCATTAAGATCAATTTTGAGTGAAGTGGCAGAATTTTCTAGTGAAAGTTCTCTTGAAATATATTGGAATGCTGAAGGATCAGAATCAATACTATTTACTCTAGGGTCCGTAATATAATTTGATATTGGATTATTAATTCTATTTGTAGAAAGAATAGTATTCATTCTCTGAGAATCAATTACAGGACTTACTCTTGTATCAACACTATTGAGGAAAAGTCTAAGAGTCATAGACTTATTGCCAGGGACACTGGTAAGTTTTAAATCCTCATTAACTTTAGAAAATATTGCTCTTGGCGTAGAGAGGAAATTTGGTTTATTTAATGTAACAGATTCAAACCCACTATCAACGAATGGAATTTCGTTTCCACTAATTCCAACAGTTGTTGTAGATCTAAATTTAGCACTAATTGTAGAACCCTGGACAGTTTGAGACTGGATCATTGGGGTTATAATTCCATAAGAAATATTCTGAGATGCTCTAATTCCATATCCACCAGTAGATTTTGTATCTTTTATATAAAGTGTAGGAGCAGTATCTGTATTTCTTTCAGTACTACGATCCAAATTATTTAAATTAAACACCTCTTGAGCGTTAAGTTTAATATAATAAGAATCTAAAGTAATTGGATTTGGAACAGTAACATCATTCATATTATGAATTTTGTTAATTCTAGCCAAATTAATACCAGACAATTCATACTTATAAACTAAAGTGCCAATTGGGTATGATGCTTTATTTGCACCTCTAGTAATTGTTCCTCCAATAACATTACTACCGGAAATTGCAGTATATTCAATAATTTCGTCACCAATTTTTAAGTATCCCCGATTTGTATTGCCTACAGGAAAATTCTCAAATTCGCCAAAATTGGTATTATTTTCTACTGAAAGTGCTGATGTTGAACCTGCGTCATATGCAACTGAAAGTCTAGTTGGAACTATATCAGATTCAATACCGGATAGTTCAACTCTATTATCATTAAAATACATGCCGTGGTTTAAATGATTAATTTTAATATGTCTTCCATCAGAATCATTATTAAATGTAGTTATTTCAGTTGGATATGCAACTCCAGCAACGTTACTAATAGCAAATGTGGTAAAACCAACTGTCGTATCACTGGAAACGTATGTAATTCCATTACTACTATTTGCAACAAAATCACCAATTACATTATCTAATATCAAAGTATTTGTGGCAGCAACTCCGGTAAGGGTCAATCTCAAATCTCTTCCAACATTATCACTAGAAATACTAAGAACATCTCCTACTTGGTACGCGCTACCACCAATATCAGTCGCAATTGTTGCACCAATAGCAACTCCATTTTGAAAAGTAATATTGGCACTAGCACCACTACCATTTCCAGATAATGTAGTTAAAACTATGGCCCGCGTCTCAGCACCAGTTGAAGGAATATACCCAAGACCTCCATTGGATACTGTTAATTGCCCTGTTGCAGAACCACCGGCACCAACTAAATTGCCTGTAGCATTAGTGCCCACCTGTTGGAAAGTGTTTCCTAATCTATAATCATTATGGGTATCGTCTGGAGCATTAAGGACAATTTTAAGTTTTCTTGATTTTAATTCAAGAGAATTGGGTAACAGATTTGGAACCTGTTTGTTACCTATTGATAGACGTGGATTGTATACATCAATAGAACCAGAAGTTTCAAATTCTGCTCTATAGAGTGTAAATTTAAGATCTTCCCATTGACTTGCTTCCCAACCAGAAGCATTTTGAGACTTAAACAGTGATCCTAAGAATGGTTGAGAGGAAATCAAAGTATCTGTTAGGAAATCTTCTTGACCAATTCTTGACACGAATGTAGTGTATTTTGTAGAATTGGTAGAAAGACAAATTGCATATTCTTTTCTACCTTCAAGATAAATTGGTGCCTTGAAAGTAAATGACGTAGCAATTGAACTGTCTGTCGAAATTGAAACCTCATCGGGATCCAAAATTACTTCTGACATAGGAAGAACTTTAGAAGTGGGAATTCCACCATCTACGGTTCTAATCTGCAAGGTGATAGGAATCTCCATATCATCCTTTTCTTTAAAGAAAATATCACATCGTGTAACAAAAATACCAGTTTCATCATCAACAGTAAACGTCTGTGCAAGTGGATCATACCAAGCAGTAATAGTCTCTGGAGAGGTTCTATTAACTACACTGGTTCCTACAATTTGTGTGCCAGAAGATCTGCTTACAGTCTGCTGTTCAAATTCTTTCCTATCTTCGAGTCTAATACTTCTAACAGAACCCTCATTTTCAATAATTCCAGTAGCAGAGTATAATTCCGATGCAATAGTGGTTACGTTTTCTGAGTCATTATTATTACTACTGGAAAGAGTAAATGATCTAATACCAGATTCAAACCTTGGATGATATGAAGTAATTGTTTCTGGAATATAGAAACTACCAATAAGTGATGATTGGTTGTCAACAACTAATTTTAAATCGGATACGGTTGCTGTAGCACCACTACTTTCACCAACAAGTAAAGTACCAACTTCAATATAACCATAATACTCACCTTGAGTTTCATTTGATAAAGAATATGTGTCAATATTTAATAATGTTGACGTAGAATTATATGAAGAAGGAATTAATTGTCCGTTGTATGGGTTTTGCTCATAAGTTCTAGTTGCAGAATTATATTCTCCTTCTTTATGATTAATTTGAGCAATTCTTGCATAAAATTTAGGTGCAGAAACACCTTTCTTCAAAGGAACACTACGCACATTCTCACCAACAGTGAATGTACCCGAGGTCATTGTAATTTCAATAAGTTTTGGAGTACAATACCTAGAAACATCTACTCCATCAAAATAGGGATAAATTTGAGTTCCTGGTTTTAGTTTTCTTGAATTAAATTCAATATTTCTAGATCTCATAAATGGAACTAAATCTCTACTCACAGTCCTATCATTGATAGAACTCTTCTCATATTCTTCATGAACAATAGTTCTTGTTCCACCTCTAGATTCTGTTCCAAGATCAAATGTTTCTTGGAATTCTTCTTGAGAAACCGTAGTAGTGTTTCTTCTTACCCACTGACCTGGACCAGTTGTTCCATCAAGTTTTTTAGTAGATTCTGCAAGCGCATCAGTTGCCGCTCTACTTTCAGATTCAACAGTATCTAATACGCCAGTCCAATTAGTTTCCCAAGAATCCCAGAGAATTGGAATAAATCCAGTTTGGGGATCTAATTCGTTTGTTCTTTCATAGT